TCCGAGGCAGGAGTAGGATACACAACAACATCAAGTTACTAATGCAATGGCAAAGTTTAATGATAAAATTTCAACGCTCATTAATAGTCAATTACCAGATTTTGTAGTTGATGAGCATCCGCAATTTGTCCAATTTCTAAAAACTTATTTTCAATTTATGGAATCTGCCGAGTTGCAGATTACATCCATACAATCAACAGACGGTATTACTTTAGAAAACGAAACAGGAACAAAATCTAATTTATTATTAGATGGATCAAAGATTAGTTCAGAAAGAACACAACTAGATCAAGGCGATAAAATAATATTTGAAGATACATCTTATGGTAAGTTTACCGTTGGTGAAACAATAACAGGTTATACATCAAAGGCAACTGCTAAAGTTCTTGCTGAAGATATTTCTAAAAATAGAATATTCATAACATCACAAGATAAATTTCATAAAGATGAAGTTATAACAGGTAATAATTCTGGTGCCGAGGCAATAATTAATAACTATCGTCCTAATCCTGTAGCAAACATTCAACAACTTGCAAATTTTAGAGATCCAGATAGAGTAATATCAAACTTCTTAACAAAATTTAGAGATGAGTTTTTAAAAACAATACCAGAAAATTTAGCAATAGGATTAGACAAAAGAAATCTAATTAAAAATATTAAATCAATGTACCGATTAAAAGGTACACAAGCAGGACACGAATTATTTTTTAGAATATTATTTGGAGAACAATCAGAAACATTTTATCCTAGAACACAAATGTTGCGTGTATCAGATGGACAATGGGACACACAAAAAGTTTTAAGGTCTATTCAAGGTGTAAATTTAACAGGCAATACAACTGATTTAATTGGTAGAGAAATTAAAGGTGCTACTTCAAATGCAACTGCTATTATAGAATCAGTTAAGAAATTTGTTATTGTTAATAAAGAAGTTACCGAGTTTATTCTTAATGAAGAATCAATATCAGGCACATTTATAATTGGTGAAGAAATTTCAGGAACTGCTAGTGATACAGATGACTTTTTTATAAAAGCACAGATCACAGGTATACCTGGTAGAAAAAATATTACTAATGACGGTAGTTTATATGCTGTTAGTGATTTCTTATCAGTATTAGGTGGTGGACAAGGTGCTACTATTGCTATTGATGATATAGGATCAGGAAGTCTATCAGAAATTATTGTTGACAATCCAGGACAAGGTTATTCAGTAGGAGATAAATTAGTTTTTGATAACACAGGTACTTTTGGTTCTGGTGCAGAAGGATTTGTTTCTGTTGTTAATGGTGCTATTTCTGGTGAAGAAGGAACAAACGCAGATCATATTATAATGGAAGATGAAACAGAAAGAGGAGATATTTACCCTGGAAGTAAACTTGTATTAGAACCTGACTCAAATGTAAACTTAAATGATATAACAGATATATTTTTAATTAATAAAGGAAATGGTTATGTATCTTTACCAAGTGTATCTATAACAACAAGTGGTGGTACAAACGGAAATGTTTTAGCATATGGTACTGAAATTGGAAGAGTTATAGGATTAAAAACAAATGAATTAGGAGAAGGTTATCAAAACTCTCCATCACCTACAATTAAATTTAGAAATTGTATGGTATTAAAAACTATAACAGGTAACTTTAATGCTAATGACACTATTACAGGTGTTGATTCAGGCGCTGTAGGTACACTTGCTAGTTGGGATGCAGATAGACAAGTATTAAAAGTAAAAGATCAAACACAAAATTTTGAATTAAACGAAAAAATAACATCAACAAGTGGTGGATTAGCAACCATAGCAAAACTAGATGTTGCTGTTGCTACAATTGATGTAGTTCCAATTGCAGATACAGATGGTAAGTTTTTAAATGAAGATGGTTATGTATCTGAAATGACAATGAAAGTACAAGATAGTAAATACTATCAGGACTTTTCTTATGTATTAAAAGTAGGTCAATCTATTAATGATTGGCGGGACGCATTTAAAAAGACTATGCACACAGCAGGTTTTTATTTTACAGGACAAGTTGATTTACTTAATACGATTAATATGAGAATTAAAACTCCTGTTGCTGGTATTGTATCAGGTGCTTTAGATACTCCATTATTCCAAGTATTAGATATATTATTTTCTACCGTTTTTGGTAGAAGAATAGGAACGGTTGATGATGGAACAAGTTTAAGACCTAATGCTCATATAGAAGGCGAAATAGATAATGGAGATGATTATAGGGATCCATTTACTGCTAATACTAGAGATTTAACTTTAACAAGACCAAATGTTGAAATTGATTATACTAGTAGAGTAAGAAGAACAATAGATGGTATTGAAATTAAAAGAGGATACGCATATGGAGGTCCTAAATTTAATACACTTGATAAATTTGCAAATACGGTATTTGGTGTAAATGCTGTTGCAAGTGGTATTAATTTTAATGTATTAAGTGATATTACAATACAAGGAACAAGAACATCACTAGACGGAAGAGGTGCTATCTTTTTAGCAACTTCAGACGAAGGTGGTAGATTACTAAAAACAAACTTTGCAATGCCAGTACAATTCGCAGAATCTAAGGAATCCTTTGATAATACGGTAACTAACTTTGCTCAAACAACGGTAAGTTTTGATGATACAACCCCATAATACGCTGAATAACATTATAAATAGTCAGCAAGAGATATTAGTAACTGTGGATGGAGAAGCGAAAGTTGAAGGTAAAGACTATGAAGATATTAACAATGAAATCGTATTTAAACAACCACCAGAAGCAGGTTCAATAATAAAGGTATATAAGAGAAATTAATATGGGAAAACAAACAATTTTTAGAGGAGCATCCGCAAATGATGGATCAGGTGATAATTTAAGATTAGGTGCTCAAAAGATAAACGAAAACTTTACAGAAGTATATACCGCTTTAGGTGATGGTTCAACTTTAGCAAGTGGTACTTACATAACTACTACTTCCACTAATGTTCTTTGGAATAAGTCAATTGACGCTACAACTAATACTTTAACAAATATTCCAAATAGTGCTTTAGACACTATCGCAAATTCAAAATTAGCAAATTCAACTATTACAATTGCTGGAGATACAGGAAGTTCAGATACAGATTTAGGTGATACTATTACCTTTGAAGGTGGTTCTGGTATTACAACAACGGTCACAGCAGATAAAGTTTCTTTTGCTACAGATGGTTCAATCGTAACTGAAACATCAACAGATGTACTAACAAACAAAACAATTGATGGTGGTACAAATACTTTACAAAATATTGAAAATGCTAGTTTATCAAATTCATCAATAGGAATTGGTGGAGTTACATTAAATCTAGGAGATGATGACCCTACTCCTGCATTAAATTTAACAGACGCAAATTCTTATCCTACAAGTTCATTATCAGGAACAATTTCAAATACTCAATTAGCAGGTTCAATTACAAATGACAAACTTGTAAATAATACAATCAGAATTGGTGATGATACTTCAACAAATTTCAATGTTGGTTTAGGAGAAAGTTTTGAGTTTATAGGTGGTAACGGAATTTCAACTGCTATTAATAATAACAGAATGACTTTTAGTGTTGCAAGTCTACCTAATGCTTCATTAGCAAATTCATCAATTACTTTAGGAACAGATACTATTAATTTAGGCGATACTTCAACATCAATCGCAGGATTAAGTTTAACAGGATCAGGTACCATTGATTTAACTGGTGCAGGTTCTAAAATAAGACACGACTTTGCAGGATATGGTGCTTTACCAGCATTCGCAACTTACCCAGGAATGTATGCTTTTGATACCGTAGGTAACAGACCTTACTATTCTTCTGGAAGTGGTTGGGTTAGAGTATTAGATGAAAATGCTTCTATATCAGCACATACAGATGTTAATACCACAGGTGTTGCTGATAGAAATATTTTATCTTTTTCATCAGCACAAGGAAGATTTAATGTTGCAAATGAGGCGTGTGCTAGAATGACTATTACAAATGGTGGTTCTTCAAATTACTTATTTAATGGAGATGGTTTTTCAACACAAGCGTCAAATCCTACATTATATATTAAAAAAGGTATGAAATATGAATTAACAATAGACGCAAGTGGACACCCATTTAGAATACAATCTACTAGTGGTACTAGTGGTACCGTATATAGTGATGGAGTTACTAATAATAGTGAAGAAGATGGAATTATAATGTGGACCGTAAATATGGATACTCCTGCAACTCTATATTACCAATGTACAGCACATTCCGCTATGCAAGGAACAATTTCAGTAAGTTAATGAAAACTCGTATAAATATAAGAAAGATTAAAGAATTATGCCAGCAATAATAACAAATAAATTTAGAGTAAACAATTCTGAACAATTTTCAGAATCATTTTCTGAAACAGCAAACCAAGTATATTATTTAGGAATTGGAAGACCACAACCTTTTGGTACTTCAGCAAGACCTGATAATAGAACAGATTATGAAGGTACTGATACTGCTCCTATTACACCTGGTGATACGGTTGGTAGAGAGTTTTATACCTATGATGATTTGATTGCTGCTAAAAGAGTTACTTCTTCAGATGTTTCTTTTGTTCTTCCTAGAAGAAATTGGACATCAGGTACGGTCTATGATTATTACAGACACGATTATGGAGAATATGTAACAGGATCAACAACTACAAGAATTACATCCGATAGTGGTGCTACAAATTTAACTGATTCAACTTATTATGTATTAACTGCTGCTAGAAATGTTTACAAATGTTTAGATAACAATGGTGGCGCTGCTTCAACAGACGAACCAACTGGTGTATCAACTTCAGTAATTACAACTACTGATTCATATAAATGGAAATTTATGTACACACTTTCTGCTGCTCAACAATCAAATTTCTTATCAATAGACTTTATGGCAGTTTCGCCAAACTCTAGTCCAAGTGCAGATCAATCAAATGTTATTTCTGCTGCTGTAGATGGTTCAATAGATATAGTAAAAATTAAATCTCCTGGTTCAGGTGGAACAGATGGAACATTTAATGGTATTCCAGTAAGAGGAGATGGTTCAGGTGCAGTTGCAAGTGTAACCGTTTCTGGTGGTGCTGTAATTAGTGTTGCAGTAACTACTCCAGGTTCAGGATATACTTTTGCAACATTAAGTAATGCTCAAATAGTTTCTGCTGGTGCAACTAGTTTATCAGGTGCAGAATTAGATGTTATTATTCCACCAAAAGGCGGACACGGTGCAAACGCAAAAGAAGAATTAGGTGGATTCTTTGTAATGATGAATACAAGTTTAGAAGGAACAGAATCAGCAAACTCTGGTGACTTTTCTGCTGTAAATGACTTTAGAAAAATTTGTTTATTAAGAGATCCAACAAAATCTGCTGCTGCTGTAACTGCTAATACTGCTAGATTAACAAAGGCAATTAGATTTGCTGCTTCTCCTACACCAGGCACTTTTACTACTGATGAAGAAATAAATCAGGCAAGTACAGGCGCTGTTGGTAAAGTTGTAGAGTGGGATGCAACAAACAGAATTTTATATTACATACAAACAAGACACAACGATGCTGGTGTTGACGCAAATGGTAACTTAACTTCCTTTTCAGGTGCTAATGTTATTACAGGTCAAGGTGGTGGATCGCCAACAGGTACTCCAGATACTTCACACTCAGCAACGACTAATAATGTTGAATTTGTTTCGGGATATGCAGTTCCTGAAATAGACCACGATTCTGGCGATGTGCTTTATATTGAAAATAGAACACCGATACAAAGAGCAACGGATCAGACGGAGAACATTAAACTGGTCATAGAATTTTAGGAGAGTTAAATGCCAAGTCCGACTGACTTTAACCTCTCGCCTTACTATGATGACTTTGCAGAAAGCAAAAAATTTCATAGAATACTTTTTAGACCAGCATTTGCTGTTCAGGCAAGAGAGTTAACACAATCACAAACAATCGTACAAAACCAAATAGAGAAGTTGGGTGACCACTTCTTTGAAAAAGGCGCTATGGTTATTCCTGGCGAGATTGGTTATGATTTAAATTATTCTGCTGTAAAACTTACAAGTATTGAAAGTACAAATACTTTAGCACAATTTACAAATGGTACGGTTTTAACA